AGGCATGGAAAACTATAATAAACGCAGGGTTGGGGGACAGGCTGCAAAAGACGAAGCGGCAGCAAAGAAAGCGGCAGCAAAGAAAGCGGCAGCAAAGCCTATGAACATGGGTGGCATGGTTAAGTACAAAAGCGGCGGCAAGGTAGAAAAGAAAAAAGCAGGTGGCATGGTTGGCTACAAAAGCGGCGGCAAGGTGCGTGGTTGTGGTATAGCCACACAAGGCGTAAGAAAGGCCAAAGGTACATACTAATGGCTACGTCTGGAACCACCTCATTTAACCTAGACTTCACTGAAATAGCAGAGGAAGCGTGGGAACGTGCGGGTCGAGCAATGCGATCAGGGTATGACTTACGCACAGCGCGTAGGTCTATGAACCTAATGCTGATCGAATGGCAGAACAAAGGGCTAAACATGTGGACTATTGACGAAGGGGAAGTTGCCTTGGTTAAAAGTCAAGTAACTTACCCTTTGCCAGCCGATACCATTGACTTGTTAGAACATGCCGTGAGAACAGGTACAGGTTCATCTCAAACCGACTTGTCAATGAGTAGAATTAGCGTAAGCACTTATGCCACCATACCTAACAAACTCACAGAAGGGCGACCTTTGCAGATTTTAATTAATCGCTTAGAAACTCCTAGCGTGACAGTGTGGCCTGTTCCAAACAATGGAACCTATACATTACGGTACTGGCGTATGCGTAGAATGGAGGACGCAGGTGCGGGTGTAGAGACTGCTGATATGACATTTCGTTTTTATCCAGTGCTGGTTGCTGGTTTGGCTTATCACATCGCTATGAAAGTACCTGAGTTAATTAGCCGCCTTGAGATGTTAAAGGGAGTCTATGACGAGCAATATGCTATGGCCGCTTCAGAAGACAGAGAAAAAGCCACATGGTCGATAATTCCTAGAATGAGTAGCTTTAGGTGAGTGGTTCCTTTGCTTCTGGTAAAAGAGCGAACGGGATATGTGACGTTTGTGGCTTTGAATTTAAGTTAAACGATTTAAAAAAACTAAGTCGTAACAGAGCCACCATTAACATTAAAGTTTGCAAAGAATGCTGGGAGCCTGAAAACCCTCAGTCTTTCTTGGGCGAGCTGCCTGTGTACGATCCCCAAGCGTTGCGTGAACCACGGCCCGATAACTCAGATTCTACTCAAAGCAGAGTACCTTCTGGCCCAAGCCCTCGCCCTCAAAGGGCTTTTTACAGTTTTTCTGATATTTTAAATAGCAATGTCATAGATTCCGCAGAACTGGTTTCAACAGAAACGCTTGGGAATTTAGAACAATTTCCCGCAGATTCTGGGAACCCTACAGATTTTAATTCAAGTGGAGTTTTGCTTCTTTCAAATGGTACAAAAAGTTTAGCTTGGCCCAGCAGTTTCTTGGTTAGTAACAGTCTACACAATACAGGCTTTACAATGCACTATGAAATAGAGTGCGCTGCCTTTACCACAACAACCACTGGATCAGCTTCTGCTGGCGATACGTTGGGTCTTCTTTTTCACGAAACTGTAGCCAAACAACTAGGTTTTTTTAGACTTCAAAGTGTAACTAACTGGAGCGATAGAGGTGGAGTTAATCCTGTTGTCGCTAACAATATAAGACAAGCAAACACTGCTCTTTCCACGACTACTTCTAGCGTAACGCATGTGGATTACGATTTTTCGGTAACTAAATTGGCAGTAGGTTACCGCATGGATGTGTATATAAGTCGAACTCTCTGGTACACCTCTACGAACACATCGTTAAGTGACTTTTCTAACGTAAGTTTATTGTTAGCAGGGGGAGGGGACAACTCTAACCCACAAGCTCGCATTAGAAAAGCTATGCTAATAAAAGGGCCAGTTAATCCCAATGCGGGAATATTGGCGATACACTGCGCTTTGTTGGGGGACAGCAATGGCGCACTTATGACCTATCAAGGCCCAGACACAGCTTCTGATAATAATCCTTTAGTAGTTGAACCTACGGCTGGCGCTAAAGTTAATTTAAACTCTTCTGGGTATGTCTGGTTAAATTCGGAACTCCATAGATCAGGTGTATCCGCTCAGTATAAAGGAGTCAATCAACTTAGCAATTTTGCTATTCCGGGGTGGAGAATAACAGAGGGGGAAGGAGCGTTTAAAACAACAACGCTTGAAACTGAAATAACTACTGCTTTGCAATCAGACCCCCAACCAACGTACTGGTTTTCTGAAATGGGGGGAAACGATGTTGTAGGGTTTAATATTGGCATTAACGGAGGTTATACCAATTTATCAGATTGGGTAACATACGTTGTTGATACTTACATTACTCAAATTAACAGGGTTCTATCCGCGTCTGTCAATAATAAATTTTTTGTTGCTTCAACACCGAGATACTACACGGCCACCAACTACGAAGACGCTAGCACATATACAGAGCAGTTGACGGATATTAACGTGGCTTTTATTGCGGAATTAGAAAAAAGAATACCTAACCATTGCGCGGGTAGAGTTTTTTATGTTAATCAATACCAAACGTGGTCTCCTAATTATCATGCGTCGCCCAATATAGGGACTGGTAATTATTTTTACGGGATTCATTTCAATTATGATGGATACCGAAAGCAAGCCGAAAATTTTGGTTCTATTCTACCTAACCTAAGAGCGTAGTGATTAAAAATGAACTACACAGAATTAACAGCTAATATACAAGATGTAACTGAGCAAACTTTTACTGCCGATCAGCTAAAAATGTTTACTCAACAAGCCGAGCAAAAAATTTATAACACGGTGCAGTTTCCATCATTGCGTAAAACTGCTTCTGTAAACACCGCAGACGGTAACGCTCTTGTAACTATACCAACAGACCTGCTTTGGAATTATTCAGCAGGAGTTGTTATAGAAAATGTAACTACTTTTCTTTTAACAAAAGACGTTAACTTTATTCGAGAGGCTTACCCTAACTCAACTGTAAAAGGTGTTCCAAAACATTACGCTTTTTATAGCGAAACTCAATTTATACTTGGGCCAACACCCAACGCAATAATCCCAATTGAGTTGCACTATGGGTATTACCCCGCATCAATTGTCACTGCGGGAACAACTTGGCTAGGCACTAACTTCGATATTGCGTTGCTAAACGGCGCTTTAATTGAAGCCATTCGGTTTATTAAAGGTGAGCAAGATATGGTTGCCTTGTATGAAAAACACTATTTACATGCCATAACCTTACTTAAAAACTTAGTAGATGGTAAACAGCGCCAAGATAGCTATCGTTTTGGACAAGTGCATGATGTGGTTAGCTAATGACTACTAACTATCCAATATATAAAATCATAGTCCACGGATCAGCCAGCCCATTGCGAGGCGATGATGCGGAGGACGTTCATCGTTGGCATTTGCAAAACGGATGGGATGGTATTGGTTATCACTGGGTAATTAGTGAAGGCAAGTGTGAAGCAGGTAGACCTGAGTATTGGATAGGTAGTCATGCAAGAAGTAACAATACCAATACTATAGGTATCATGTTATTTGGAACAGGCCCAGATGAGTACACAAGTGAACAGATGAGCATACTGGCTAACAAGTGCCGAGAAATAGCAGCTAGACATCCAACGATCAATGACGTATGTGGTCACAGCGATGTTGACCCAATTAACAAGCCGCATTGCCCCGGTTTTGATGTTAGGGAATGGGCAAAAAAAACTGGAATAATGCCAAGGTGTCCTAGATGAGTATTGCAGCGATTACAAGTATGTTGGTTGGCCCCGTTGCTGATTTGATAGGCAAATTTATACCCGACAAAGATCAGGCGGCTAAATTAGCCCACGACATAGCTATCATGGCAGCTACTCAGGCGCACCAACAGGCGATGGGGCAAGTAGAGGTCAATAAGGTCGAGGCGGCTCACAGATCGGTTTGGGTGGCGGGTTGGCGACCAGCAATCGGTTGGACATGCGCCTTGGGCTTGTTTTGGAACGTAATCGGACACCCCGTCTTAGATATATGGTTTGACATGCCACACATTGACCCATCTTTGCTTTACCCCGTAATGCTGGGTATCCTTGGTATTGGGGGCGCTAATGTGGTTGCTAGAACGTATGAAAAAGTTAAAGGCGTAGCTGTATAATAAAGGATTTGCAAGATGACTACGGAAAAACGAAGAAGTACGGACGTTGGTTGGCAGAAGTTTATAACAGTAGAGATTCTTATGGGGATCGGTGCAGTTGTGTTTGTAGCTGGAGGAATCTGGGTTACGTTAAGCTCTGATATTTCATACGCCCAGTCATCTACCGCTCAAAACTCAATTAAGCTACAGAATCTGGCAAGACAGGTTGCGTCAATAGACACTGACTTACGGGTAATTGCAGCGGATGCGGAACACAACAAAGATACCGCTGATGAGATTAAAGCCGACCTTAAAGAACAGCGAACAGACATAAAAGAAATACTAAGAATTCTTGGTAACAGATAACCGACAAGGTAAGTAATTATGGCATATTCAACATCTTTAGGCGTTCTCTTACCAGATCAAGGTTCTCTAACCGGAACTTGGGGAACGGCACTTAACAATCAGGTTTTTGCATTATTTGACAGCGCCATAGCGGGTCGAGTGGTAATTGGAGCTTCTGGCTCTACGTGGACAGATGCTAATCCGTCAATACATAGCCTAACTGCAACAGAGGGCGCAATAAACGAAGCTCGGGCCGCTATAATTCATCTGGTAACATACAACAACTTACCTGCCGCATCCTCAAGCGCTACCCTTGTTATTCCAGACAAAAGCAAAGCTTACATTATTAATAACAGTCTCACTGACACAAGAAACATCGTTAAAGTTTGCACAGCTTCGGGAGCTTCTGCTGGCAATTCAGTATTTGTTCCCAAGGGAGCAGTGGCAGAAGTTTATTGCGATGGTGCGGGTAAAGTTACATCTGCTCAAAACTTTATAGTCGATGGTGTTATTGAAAATACAACAATAGGAGCGACCACCCCATCCACAGGAAAGTTTACAACCCTTGAAGCAACTGGAGCGGCAACACTTGTAGCAGGTACAATAAACGCAACTACAATAGGCGCGTCCACTCCATCCACAGGAAAGTTTACAACCCTTGAAGCAACTGGAGCGGCAACACTTGTAGCAGGTACAATAAACGCAACTACAATAGGCGCGTCCACTCCATCCACAGGAAAGTTTACAACCCTTGAAGCAACTGGAGCGGCAACACTTGTAGCAGGTACAATAAACGCAACTACAATAGGCGCGTCCACTCCATCCACAGGTGCTTTTACAACTTTAGTTGCAACTACCATTGGAGTGGCTTCACAAGGTTCAGGAAAGTTCACAACCCTTGAAGCAAGTGGAAATATAAAGTCTACGGCGGGTACTGGGCAATTTTACGGTGCTGCCTTGTCGTCTTTCTCAGACAGTAACACAGTAATAGGCCGCTCCGCCGCACCAACTAATTGGACAACGGCTGCTGTGGACACGGTGATTATCGGTAAGGGTGCTGCTGAAGACCTTACGACAGGGTCTTCTAATGTTTTTTTAGGAGTCAACGCAGGGATTAACGCAACAACTGGTCAAGGGAATGTTTTTATAGGAAAAAACGCAGGCGGTTTCTCCGATTCGTCTAGTTCTACTGGAATAACAACGGGAGCAGACAATATAGTTATTGGCCCTCTAGCTGGATTTCGAGTGGCTGCGGCAACTTCAAGAAGCGTATTACTGGGCTTTGTTAGCTCTACTGACGACCTTAGTGACACTGTTTTAATTGCAACAGGAACCCTTAGCAGTTCTACTGAGAGACTTAAAATAGATGTCACTGGTTGCAATATAAACAGCATCCCTGTTACGGGAAAAGTGGGCCTTAGGGTTTCAACAAAAGACAGTACACAAATATCAAACCAAAGTGCCATGGTTCAAGGGGAACTTGTATACAACACAACCACTAATAGAGTTATGTATTACACCGGTTCTGCTTGGTTAAATACATAATGCCGATTAAGAAGTTACAGATAAAAGCTGGGGTTAACCGAGAAAACACTCGGTATACCAACGAGGGCGGATGGTACGAAAGTAACAATGTTCGCTTTAGACAAGGCTACCCAGAAAAAATAGGCGGATGGGCAAAATTGACAGAAGGTTCGGGAGTCTATTCTTACGTGAAAGGTTACGCCAGAGCTTTGTTACGCTGGACGCAATTAAGCGGTGTAAAACTACTTGGTATTGGTACTGATGATAAATATTATGTAGAACAAGGTGGTGTTTTTACTGACATAACACCTTTACGAGTACCTGCGGCAACCATTAACAATGGGCCTTTTTCGCAACCCTTTACCTACCTCGCTAATACTTTAATGCTTGTACACGACGATGCCCACGGAGCCAATAGAGGAGATTACGTTACATTTTCTGGCGCAACTGGTTTAGGAGGAGCTGTCACCGCCGATGTTTTAAACACAAACCACAGAATATTTTTTTTAGGTAAAATCGGAGGAACGACAGCAGACTTGGCGAATTATTACTATATACTCTTGGGAGCAATTGACCCTTCTGGTGCTACTGGTAATGGGGGTAACAGTGTAGTCGCCGCTTATGAGATTCATGTTAGTGGTAACAGTGTAGCGGCTGCGTCAGGTTGGGGATCAGGACTATATGGATTTGGTGATTACGGTGTAGGACTAGCAACTGTCCCAACATCTGACTTTAGAACTTGGAATCATGCAAACTTTGGGGAAACTCTATTGGCGAGTGTTCCTTTTGGGCCACTTTACAAATGGCAAAATGATTTATCCGCCAGAATGGTTGCTATTACAGGTAGCGGTGCTCCAACCACTCACAGCAAACTTCTTATATCTGATACAAGTCGTTTTGTTTTTGTGTTTGGCACAAATCCTTACGGATCAGGCACTTTTGATCCAATGTTGCTTCGCTGGAGTTCTCAAGAAACTTTTACGGATTGGCAACCACTCGCTACAAATTCTGCGGGTAGTTTAAGACTGTCCCGTGGATCAGAAATATTAGCGGTAAAGCAATCTCGTCAAGAAATATTAGTATGGACAGACAGCGCACTTTACTCTTTACAGTTTTTGGGTGGGGTTGAGGGATGGGGGGCGAGGCTTGTTGGTGAGAATATATCAGTAGCTTCAAAAAATTCAGTAGCTTACGCCAATGGAACTGCTTTCTGGATGGGACGAGAAAAATTCTATTCTTATACTGGAGAAACTCAAACATTACCTTGTGATTTAAGAAGCCATGTATTCACTAACATTAATACTTTTGAATATGAACAAACATTATCGGGAACCAATGAAGGGTTCAATGAAATATGGTGGTTTTACGCTTCCTTAGATAGCGATAATATTATTTCCCCGAAAACAGATAAATACGTTATTTACAATTATGTTGATAATATTTGGTATTACGGAGACATGGAAAGAGCTTCATGGATTGATGAAGCAAATGAAGGCAAACCAATATCAGCGCAATATCAAATTCCGTTCCCTGCAAATAGCCCTTTCTTCGGGGCGAATCAAGGACAGTTACTCTTGCAAGAAATTGGAGTGGACGATAATTCTGGAGACAGCGAAGTTGCAATACCCTCATTTATTACATCATCAGAGTTTGATATAGATGACGGAGACCGATTTTCTTTTGTGTCAAAAGTTATACCTGACCTCAACTTTAGAGGGTCTACTTCCGAAAGCCCATCTTTACAAATGACTTTGACACCTCTCCATGATTCAGGTTCTGGTTACAATAACCCAGTATCCGTGGGTGGGAATAGCACGTTACCTGTGATTAGGTCGGCTACAGTACCTGTAGAAATTTATACAGCACAGCTAAACTTACGGGTTCGCGGTAGGCAAATGAGTATTAAATTAGAGTCCACCGATTTGGGTGTGCATTGGCAGCTCGGTTCTCCGCGACTTGATGTTAGACCTGACGGCAGGAGATAAGAATGCCGTTAAATGTAAAAAGAGTCGCGGTTCCACCTCTAGCTTTATCTAAACATGATTACTCTAGCTTAGAAGAAACTAATTTTCGTTCAAGTTTACGTTTATTTTTTAATAAACTGGTTCAAACTGTTAATGAAGGGGTGATAGGAGACTTACCTATACAAGTCGAAACAGGAACCGCTAGGACTTTAACAGCCTCCGATCAAAATTCTATTATTTCTTTTACTAGCTCATCTGCAATAACAGTGACGTTGCCTGTCGCCACTTCAGAAGAATTAAACAACGGCTTTCAAGTTCGATTGGATAGAGATGGGACAGGTACACTCACAGTAGTGGCTCAATCGGGAGCCGCAGTTAATTCAGCGGCAGGGCTAACTGCGAGAGTAAGATATTCTTCTGTAACTATTGTTAAAACAGCCACTAATGTTTACAAGTTAACAGGAGATAGCGCGTGAATATGATGTTTAGTGGTTTTAATCTGGATTTTTTAGATGATGTGGATTCCTTAGAGAACAAGCCCAGCGCGGTACAACCATTAACCAATAACCCTTCAGATGGCTTACAGGGTTTACAGGGTTTAGCTGGTTTAAGTCAGCAAGAAATATTTGACTTAAACCAGATGAATAACTACACCCCAGAGCAGTGGGATTACATAGCGGCACTTGGCAATGGTTCAAGCAACACTACACCTGCAACGCCACAGCAGTCTACCAACCCCTTTGCAGGTATAGATCAAGAAGGCATAGATTATCTAAAATCTCTTAATGCAATACCCGATGAGGGGTGGGATTACATAAGCGGTCTGGCCCCTAAAAACCCTTTAGATGGTTTACAGGGTTTAGCTGGATTAAGTCAGCAAGAAATATTTGACTTAAACCAGATGAATAACTACACCCCAGAGCAGTGGGATTACATAGCGGCAGTTGGTTCAAGCGACACTATACATCCAGTGAGTACGTGGATGACTGATAATGGGTTTAATACAGTAAACGAGGGTCTGACAGGCTACATAAAACTTCCCAAAGCAGAACAAGACGCATTGGAAGCAGAACATCCTAACTTTTTTCTTGACTTAATGCAGGGTAAGGGGGTGCCTAATAGCTTTCAAACGATAGAGCAGGATAATCGTGACTCACTGACCAATTACTCCGGCCCTGCTTTTACCAGCACTGACGATGTATATAGCTTTATGGATAGTCTTAACATTGACGACAACATTGATGCGTGGGGTGGTAGAAGCGGCGATATGTTTGGCGGCGGCGGCTTTTTTGGCGGAGGACAGTCTCAATATAACTACGAAACGCGATCCACCCAACATGAATTTGTAAACGTACACTACGGATCGTTAGGGAAGCCTCCGGTATACATGGACGGTGACAATATCTATGTATTGAACACGGGATTTGGGGACAATCGACCAGACTTTGGAGAGCTAAAGTTTGACGGGCATGGGGGGTATTACCATACAAGTGGCTCGGCAGCGGCGGGCGAATATCAACTCTATGTACCACAAGACAAACAGGGCATAGATACTGACATGCTGACTGACCAAATTGCTCCTGTGGTAATGTCTTATGCTATTAACTATGTTCTTACCCCCCTAGTTGGCCCCCTTGCCCCCGGCGTTACTACAGCTATCATGCAAGGCACATATGGTGGTGGTGATTTTGATGTTGGTGATATACTAAACTCGGTAAACCCACTTTCCTTTGTTACCAACACCGGAGATGACAATAACACTTCTTCAGGTTCATACGATGCATTCAGTACCTTAACGTCACTTTTGGAAGGCGATACTCCATTCATACCAGAGGTGGAAGG